CAGCTCTACAAGTTCCACAAACAAAGCCTAGGGGATACAGAGGTTGCAGAAACCATAAGAGCCCCAGTCTACCAGAGACCCCTGTCTGCTCTCTGCGCCGGCGGACTGAGGATTCTCAAGGCGACAGATCCAGAAGAATCCTACGGTGTGGGACTATCATGCGTGCTTCGCTGTTTTCCGGAGGTGATTGTAGTGTGTGACCTGTCTGCAATTGTGACGGAAGTGGTGCCAAACCCGGAGACCCTTCTTGAAGAGGGATCGGCGGAGGACAAGCCTATGATGGTGCAGTTCGGGGCGTACGTGTGCTTGGCAACTCTGTGTTATCTCGTAAAGCCAAAGACTGCCGAGAACACAGCCTACGTCAAAAACAGGTGGCAAGCTCTTGTGGGCACAAGAGGATTCACTGACCTGATAACAGGCAACCAAGGACTTGACACAAGAGCTATGGACATGGCAGATGTAGACGCAAGGAGAATCTCTGCAACAACCCTTAAAGCACAACTGGTGCGGGCGATTCGGGACTACCCGGACGGGACCCTTGGCCCAACACTCCAGGCACTCATTTCACAGGTAAGAATGGTATACAAGGGCCACGGAATGGCGATGCTCTCAGAAATGGTCTACCTGATAAAAACACAGCCCATGAGAAGGGTCCTGCTCCAAAGCACTGTAGCTGACGAAGCAGTCAAGCTAGACAAGGCAATTGAGGAGGCCAAGAAGAAACACGGAGAGGACTTTGAATACCTTGGAGCCCTAGGGATATCAGAAGAAAGCCTGCACCACAAAAATTTTCCAAACCTGTACTACGCAGCCAAGGCACTAGCGCAGGGCGAGAACAGAATCAGCCAAGGCATGCAGTTCTCCAGCCTTCCCACAGGGGTAGACAAGGAAGTCCTTCGCAAGGAGGCCCTGAGGACAATTCAAACAAAGAAGGAGGTAACTCCTGAGCTAATAGAGAAGCTCAAACGCCTGGGGCATGATGTAACTGGGGTGACCCTCAAGGAAGCTCGCAAGAAAAGGAGGGCAGCAGACAGCGACGAGGAGGGAATGAGCCCCTAAAAAGAAAAAAAGACCTCTCCACTTACAACTCTTTTCAAAAAGCAACCAACCACTGGCAACCGAGGCGACCCAGGGCCAAGCGCCCAATGACCCGGAGAGATGGACTACCATGTGCACCGCCATCACGACCAGTGCAAACAGGGTGAGAATCAGGACCACTCTGAGGAATCAGAGATTGAACTCCTCATTTCAGAGTCAGAAGAGGAAGAGGAGGGGGCAGAAACAGGAGAAGAGGGCGCCGAGGCGGAGCCAAGCAAGAGAGAGGAAGAAGAGGCGGGAGAGAGAGATGAAAGCGAGACAGAAACCAGCGACAGCTCCAGCAACGAGGACCCTCAAGTAGAAGAGCCCATCAGAGCAACCAGGGCACCACTCCCCCTCTACGGCAACAGCCCCGAACAAGACAGAAAGGCAGAAAGACTAATAAGCGCCTACAAGGCCCTGCGCCACAAGGAGTCCGAATCAGACTCAGAGACAGACAGCTCTGAGGATGCCACAGCCACAAAAAGGCCAAGACCCTGCTACGGAGACCGAAGGTTCGAGAAACTGGTGATGGAGTGCTACAATGCCTACGACCCGAACACAGATGCTGCAGCAAACCTGATGATGCGCAGAAAGTTCCTTCACTGGCAAGAAAACATCTTACGCCTGATGAGCTCAAGGGACCGAGCTCTCCATGACTACGGAAGGCAGGCCTCCAACATCACAGCAACTCGCCGACTGGAAGTGGGAGCTGACCGCTTCTACAGATGGAGAAACCTAATTGCATTGGAAGAAGAACTAGCCATCAAGGTGCCTCTGGTACTAAGCCTGCACCTAGAAGAAAGAAGCGCCGCACAACACTTGGCAGAGGATGAGGAACTAGGCAAGGCCCTAGACAAGCTAAGCCTTGACGAAAGCGAGAGAAGGCGAGCCTCCACTTAAGAGACAGGCAGAGAACGAAGAACAAAGAGGAAACAGAGGGAGAAAAGAGCAATGCAGAAGAATGCACGAAATCAGCCTCCTTACAAAAAGCAACCGTCCCCCCAACCAGGCCGCGAAATGGAAGACCTCATGGCCGCATTCAAGGGACCGACCCCTGAGGAGCTGGCACAAGCCGACGCCCTGAAGAATGAGGCAATTGAGAAACTAGAAATGACAATTGACACAGCATATGAAGAAGGCGTAAAGGCAGGGCGAATCAGGCCCTCTTCAGATAGCGAAGACGACGAGGCGCGCAAGAGAAAGAAACACAAAAAGAAGAAGAGACAAAAACTGGCGGCAACAGAGCCCGACTGGCCTCCGAAACCGAGCGAGCCGGAATGGGACATGCAGGACCTGACAGAACTCTACTCGGAAGAGGATCATTCCGGGGGCAGGACAAAGAAGAAGAAAGAGAAGAAGAAGAGACCCAGCCCAGCTCACAACGACCAGGCAGAGGACAACGCCGAGGGGACCGGCCCCGACAAAGAAGAGGAAGCTGCACGGAAAAGAGCAGAAAGAGAGGCAGAGGCCAAAGAGAAGGAAAAAGCCCAACTAGCCGAACAAGAGAGAGAAAGAGAAAGGTCCAGGAGAAGGAAAGAAAGGGCACTGCGAAGAGAGGCAGAAGAAGCCCGCAAAGCAAAGACACACAGCGCAGGAGACGCAAGAGAAGAGAGGAGAGGCCAACCACAGGCAGAACGCAGAGAGGAAAGAGCGCCACAAAGGGACCCACCCAGGGCAGCACCAAGGGAAACAGAAAAGGGAAGCGGAAGGACCGCAACAGGACAAGCAGCAACAGAGGGAACCAGAAAAGCTGCACCCACCTGGGACAGCGACGAAGAACCAAAGACCCCAAGATGGAGCCCCAGGACGCCCAGGGAAGGATCACCCGTGTACGCCACGATCCTCAAAAAGAGCTCAGCAGAAGAAGAACTAAGAACAGCCGAAACCGCACTTCAACAAAGAACAATCAGCCTGATTCTTCAAAAGATTGACGGCCTGCAGGGCTCAGTGGACTCTCTTCGACGCAGCGTAAGTGAACTTGTAGAACTCATTCAAGGAGAGCGTCTGGAAAAGATTCAACTTTTAAATGACGTTAACCTCCTAAAGAGAGACCTAATGGTTGCAAAAAGCCCTGTGGCGCCGGGCGCTCGAGTACAACAAAATCAACTTGTTCGCCTTGCAGGACCAGCTGTGACACCATCAATCCTTTCCAAGCCACAAGTAGGAGGCGGATCCAAGCGCAGCTTTGCCCCACTCGGAGACATCAAAATATAGAGGAAGAAGTAGAAGAGGAGACGGGTAAACAGGGAAACAAGAAATGACAATAGCGATCCTTTCAAAAACCAACCAGCACAACTGGCCGGACCACAGGCAGAAAGAAAGAAAGAAACCAAAATGAACAAAGAGAAGGGCAAAGCAACAATCTGGTACCAAATGATTGCAAAAACTCCGCAAAAACGATACGTAGTAACCATCCAACTGCTGTCTGTCCCATCAAAAAACGAATTTGAAGACCGGCCACATCCTGCCCTATTTGAGGGGTCAAAGGCATGCATCTTCATACACGCTGGAGAAGCCCACGCAAGGATAGAGTTAGACCCGGAAAAATACGCAGAGCTTGGCACGGGAATGGAACCCTGCCAGGTCTATTGCCTTAAACAATACGGATGGAAGCCAAGACATTTCGCAGGACATCCCCTCAAAGTCACATTCGACAAGATCATCTTCAAGGAACCTGCAGCCCTGATGCTGAACACGAAGAGTAGCGCCTTTTTCTTCAAAAGAAAAGAGAAGAGAAGAGAGAAAGGAGAAATGAGAGATGAGAGATAGGGAATAAAAGAGGAACAGAACAAGTCACAACAAAAAGAAGTGAACCATTCTTTTCAAAAAGCAACCCTCCACAATGGGCATCATCAACCAACTCCTAGCCATTTCCGCAATCCTACAGTCAAGCCGTGGATATCGGATCCAGCGCTGGAGAGGAGCACTCCTATGATATGCCCCAGACATGGAGGGATGACAATCCATAGGCTTCCGGAGTTCATCAACTGCCAGGAAACAGATCGTCACTGGAATGCGACTGTCAAGGTCTACAAAAAGAATCTTCGCTTGTGGGACACAAATGCAACCTCCGTCTTTAAAGAAGAGTGGAAGTGCAGCTCTACCTGTTACTTCTTTGGATCAGAGGCAACCAACTACGAGATCACGCACAGAGTACGCATAGGAGAGCCCGAGGCAAGAGATATAAAAGCAGGCCGCTGCACAACGCTGAAGGGAACATTCGGCCTTACTCCGGATGAGCATGCAGAGAAGAAGGACTGCAGCTGCAGCTGGACAGGAACAGACGAGGCCTCAGCTCACAGGTGCAAAAGACAAGAAGGCACAGTTCAGGTGACACATGGAGGCGCAATGTTTTCAGGACTTGGACCCGTCTCTCACTGCAATTACACAACAGGAGTTTGTGAGCTTCCGGACAACCAATGGCTGTTCTGGCAACCGGTGCAAGAGGTTCAAGAAGAGTTCATCCTGGCACACGAAGGAGTAGGCTTTGTCGTGAACAACCGGACTTTAATCTTGCCTGACCTGCAAGAAACTTTATTCTTTGAGAACAGTTGCTTAGAAATGCATAAGAACAAAACCTGTCTAGCAACTACCGGCTTTAAGGTGGAGCTTACTGCAACACCTATAGAAAGCCCGCCCTACCAACGACGATACAGGAGGTCGCTAAGAGGCGACATGGTACATGCTTCTGAGAGGGACCTGCATGCCCTAGAAGAGGAGATACTTGGAAAAATGGGTTATCTGGAATCTCTTTGGGCCCCCTATATTGATGAAGTGGACTCTCTGTGCCAACAAATGGCAAAACATGAGCGACAACTGCGCATGCTGGCAGCGACAAACCCCACTCTCTACCTTAGGGCAGTGTACTCGAATCCCTTCCTAGCAGGCGCCGTTAGCGGCGACTTTATAGGGGCCTGGCCTTGCAAGGCAGTTATGGACTATGACTTTTTGGAACAGGCTTCGCCTAACTGCACGCGAGACCCGCCGGTTGAATACAGATTGGAGAGGGAAGGGCCGTGGAAGCCTGGCTACTTGGACTTGGCAACAAACATAATCCTCGAGACCTCCCCTCGCATAAATTGCAAATATCTACCGACCACTATAACAGGTAGGAACGGACGACTTTTTCTCTACAAAGGGGGAAGAATGCACGAGCAAGACACCAGTCTGATTCGAACATTACCTGGGATAAAAAAGGAATCACACGACAGATTCTTGATAATGTGGAATGACACTTGGCTCTACAACGAGACAGACTTTGCAACGCCCGACACTGAGAACCAAATCTATCAATACATTGAGGAGAAAATTGACCAGACCAGCCAGGAATTCAAGGGGGACACAGGCCCGCGGCAGGACTCCAAAAAGGGGGGCTTCCTTCCACTTACCCGACTTCAGCCTTGGTTTTCCTTGGAATCTTTTTGGCGTATTAGGAACGCTTGTACACTACTCTGGCATTGTGGCTCTTGGTTGGCTTATTGCTTCCAAGGTGAAAAGCAAGAGTCAAACAAGCAACCCCTCACAGACGACAATCAACTTCCCGGACACAACCAACAAGAAAGTTATATCGGAGATTCACAGAGACCTGAAAACAGTAGAAGAGGGAAGAACAAGCAAAAAGCTCCACCAACTTCAACCTTCGATAGCTGGGAAACTGGTAAGTACCCTGAAAAAGTCATGGCACTCAGCTCACTCAGAGACAGAACTTGCAGAAATGGGAGCCTCTAACGACCGCACCCCACTCAAGGAGCAAGGAGAGAGAGAGCCAGAACAGGGACATGAAAGGCCAGCCATCTAGGAAGAGGAAGAAGGAGCCAGGAAGTGAGATGGAGCTCAAGCCTCTTCACACGAAAAAGCAGTGAAGCTATTTCTGAATGACCAAGGAACCCTTCCTTACAAAAATCAACCTCCCCACCATGGAGGAGCCAGAGGCGCCTCCCATACGGCACAAGCCACTATACAGGAAGGACCTGCACCTTTCTAGCGCTCTTCTAGGAGGGGAGGTTGACTACATTCTCCACAACTACCTGGCTGGGAAGAGAGACAAACTCTGGGAAGACCACCAGCTAGTTCTAAGAAGCCTCCAAGATCTTGACGTTGCTTCTTACCGAGACTTCATTCGTAATGTTTGGGGGATGACTAAAAAGACAATGACTCAACTAAAGTACAAAAAAGACTACATCTGCCATCTTCGCATCAGCCTGATGGCTCTCAATGCTGGACTCAGCAATTGGATGCAAAAGTCTTGCATAGACCTAAAAGCAGGCACTGCATGTCCAACCGTTGGCGAAGACCTGATCAACTATTGTTGCACAACGGACCTTCTGAACTGGTTTGAAATGGTAGTCTCTAACAAGAATGAAATTGAAAGAGTGGCAGCCAGCGAGATTAAAGAGGACAAAATGACCCTTAACGGAGTAGACCTTCAACTGATAGGGGACATTGTCATTCTCAAGGACAAGACCACTGTTACTCCGGCTCCCTACATAACAGCTCTCGCAATTGCAGGAATGACCAACTCCAGGTTCACAACGCTTTTGTATGCTCGAGTGGCAGACTACTGGAAAAAGTATCCTTCAATCTCACTGTACCAAAAATGCTCAGAGTTCTTTGAGGCTGCTGACTATGACCTGTCCACCCTGGGAGAGGACCTATACGGAGTCATGAAGTGCCTGCCCTCAATGGCCATCGGAGCAGTCCTCAAGCACACCGAGATGAAATTAGAATCGCACTTTCTCGAAACTGTCACAGAGGACCTTCCTGCTTCAAGGCTGAGAAATATCTTTTGCAGCCCTGTCCTGTCCCTGGAAGAGGCGCATGTCCGCCTTGAACTGTCTGGCCTCTGGAAAACCATGGGCCATCCGTTCATCCAGATAGAAAGCAGCATCCTTGAACTCCGGGCTAAGGGAACAAGCCCTGCTGTCCCCACAGCAAGGGAGGGCGGCGAAGACCTAGCCAATTTCTTCAAGAAATACTGGTGCCACTCGTACTTTAAGAAGCACCATAGGTGGCCGCCCCTGACTGGCGAACAAAGCCTGCCATTGCACATTCGAGAAGCTTATAAGAAGGGTACATGGGAGGAGCCAAGTGTGGGGGCCTGGTCCCACAACCATTGGAAGGACGTCTCCTTCTTGCCCCATATGGACTTTGACTACAGCATTGATACATCTGAGCTCCTCTCAGACAAAGCCATGATTCACTCCAGAAGTCAGTGGGGCTACACCTATAATCCAGCAGCACACAAGGTCCTCTACGGACGTCCCATTAAACGACCGCCAAAAAAGAATCAGAGAGTGATCCTTGAATACCTTGAACGCCCTGAGGTGTCCTTGAAAGAGGTGATTCAACGGATAGAGACGGGAGATATCCCCAAGGAGTGGTTCGCAATGGTCGGCGTCTTTAAGGAGTGCGAGTTGAAAAGAGACAAGGGCCGCCTATTTGGCAAACTGACCTTTGAAGCCAGACTCTACCAAACTGCTACAGAGCATAATATCGCAGAGAAAATCTTTCCTTACATTAAAGGCCAGTCAATGACAATGTCTGAGGAAGAACTGAAGAGAACCATTTTGAGAATGTCTTCAAGCTTGAAAGCGTACATTGAACACGACATCATTTTCATTTCCGTTGACCTCTCTCAATGGTGCACTACCTGGCGACATGAGTCTGCCGGACCCCTACTTAGAGTTCTGGACAGCATCTTTGGCCTTAACAGCGTCTACAACCTTACGCATCTTTTCTCGCAAATATCCGGTGTCCTTGTACAAGATAAGTTCTGGCCACCTCCTCAGGACGAGTCAGGCGAACCAACTGAGTCAATGACCTACATCTCGGGCTTTCTGGCCTGGTTAGAGGGCCTACGCCAGAAAGGATGGACTCTGGCAACCCTGATGGTAATAGAAAAGACAGCCATTGAGTACGGAACGCAAGCAACCCTACTGGGGCAAGGAGACAACCAGGTGATCTGTCTAAGACACCCCTCCACAAAGCAGCTTAAAAATCTGGGACTATCAGTTCAGGGCTGGGCCGAGGGCTTTCTAGAGCTTCTGGAGAAGAACATGGCTTTCATTGGCCTGGTGCTTAAGCCAAAAGAGTCTTGGATCTCTACATCACTCTTTGAGTACTCTCGGGAGTACCACATAGGCGGCTGCCCAGTATCGCGCGGCTTAAAACTTGCTTCGAAGCTTCTATCAGCCCCTAACTCTCAGGTCCCTACATTCAACACGACAATATCTTCCTTGTATGCCTCATCAGCCGGCCTTGCAGGAGCAGACCAAACCCCCCTCATGGCCTACTACCTTGCGACCTTCTTGGCTCAGCTGCACCTTATGAGCAGACTATCTGGCCCCACCCGCTCTGACGAGAGATTCATGACAGTGCTCCTAAGCATCGGGCGAACAGTCGGGGGGTTGCCAATTACACCCTTCAGCGGCTTCTGTTACAGAGGCGTGCTGGACTCATTGACTGTAAATCTATCCATCCTACGAACCCTTGAGCTAACAGGCTTCAGCACAGAGGTGGGCAGGGTTGTCGACCTCTTCACCCTCTCTCACAGACGAGACCCCTTGCTTCTTGTGCAGGACCCAGAAGCCCTTCCCTTGGCGACACCGGCCCAACCTGAAAACTACCTAAGAAATGTTTTGAGCGACAGGCTAACAACCTTCGTAAAGAACAAGCAACTCCTGCCGCTATTCACAGAGCAAGCCAAAGCCAGCGAACGCCAACTGGCCTGCGACCTACTCAACGTTCAGCCCTGCCACCCTCGTCTTGCCAACCTTTTATACTCCCTCTCAAACGCTGGCCTCAGACAACGTCTGCTGGGTCAATTCTCAAACACCACCTCACTTCAGTCCGTTCTCTTGAGGGAACAGCCTGGAGGGCCGCGCTACCTTCAAGACCACCTGGCAGTCATGGACCGAGCAATCTTCTCTTTTATTGAGCAGAAAAGAAAAGGGCCCGGACACGGCTGTCTTCATCAGCAGTGCGGGCTTCTTCCAGACGACCCTTGGTGCAGCGCTGAGGCTGCTAGACGCTTGCGCGCACGCCACTGGTTTGAATACAACCCGGTGGGAATCACCATGGCTGCTCCGCAGGAGCAGTTCATAATGGCTCCGTACGCAACTCTTCCCTTCGAGGCCCTGCCAAACACTATCTTGGCTCGAGTGGAGAATCTGTATCCCAACGCCTATCTCTACAGAGGGAATTTCCGCCCCTACTTCGGCTCAAAAACCTCTGAGAAGGTAAAAAAGGGCGCACTGCAAATAGTAGACTCAGAGAAGCAAATAACAGCTCTTCGCAAGGTGTTGACGCTGAAGCCCTGGTTGGGGGCTGCATCTGACAAGAATTTTGAGGACCTCTTGAACACTCTCGTCCAAGAGAAGACAACCATCTCATTGGCTCAGCTGGAAATCCTGAAAGACACACGTATCAGTGGAAAGGTAGACCACAGAGTCTGCAATCCCACCTCTGCTCGAGGAAGCATGGCTAATACCCTTCTTGGCTTTTCATCGCACGTGTTTCTCACAACAGACACTGCCACCAACCAAGTGAGAGGTGGACAAGATTGGTCAATCTGTTATCAAACTGTTTTTGTCTCCGCCATCTCTAGGCTGGAGCTGCTTCATAGGTATGGCCTAGATGTTGAGGGAAACTGGGGGCTTTGGACTCAGTGCGGTCAATGCACAATTCCTGTTGAAGACTACAGCTTTAGGCTGCCATCACCTCCTCTCTACCAGGGAATGGAACTCCACAAGAAAATCACTGAAATCTCTGTAGTCCTCCCGAGCACCTTGCCTGCTGGAGACCTAGCGGGCAGAGAGGGCCTCCAGGTTCACTACGGCCGGAAGCTGGCCTTCCACTTCTTCCACTGTCTATCTCCGTCAACCGGCGGCGGGGGCTACACTCAGGCTGCTCCTGAGCCCGACCTCAACATAACGGAGCTCAATAGAATCGATCTCTGCACAACTCTTAAACACACAAGGCTTTACCTAGAGGCTCTTAGACCTGGCCTGTTAGAGGACCTGCAGGCCTTTGCTCTGCTGAGCCATCATGCAGGCGCCTTGTCTATGGACAACCTCTTGCACTCTTTGATGGTTGCTGGCAAGCTGCAGGATGTTTACCTTTTGTCTGACCACAAACTTACACTTGGCTCCATCTCTGATGACTTCAAGAGACAAGAGGGCCGCCAAGCCTTGATCATGGCCCTTCTTAAGGCCAAGGAACACTCTGACACAAGCTTCTATAGGGATCACAACAGAGCCACTCCTTACGACTCAGCCCAAACTCTTATCAAAATCTCGATGTTAGTCGCTCAAGAGACAAGGAACCACCCTGCGTCTCAGATTCTCTCTGACCTCCTCCTATTCGCACAAAACAATAGAGCTGATCCCTCATCAATTCTTGGCTTGATTCCGTATAGCGTCCGGCCTGAGATTGTTGCAGATGAGGCAGTCTGCTGTCAGACAATTCGCAGAGAGGCGCCAGCTCTTCCGACAATTCACCTGTCTCTTCCATGCAGCCCCCCTCTTCTGTCCGCCCCTTCTGGGAAGCAGCTCGTCTGCAAGCAAACAAGACCCTGCATTCCTCACCTGCACGCAGCATGCATCCATGGCCCCTGTGTTGTGACAACGGAGCTCTTTTGGACCGTTCAGGACTGTTCCCGCATCTCAGAAATTGCAAACGAGCTACCCATCCACCTGCTGGACGATGAAGAGGGATCCCTGACCGTCGCAGCCTGGCACCTCTGGCGAAAGACCTGCCATGTACAGGTTGCGCAGCCGCCCTCTTCCGCATCGCGCTTGGAGTTCTTGATTAATACTGGTCCTGAGGCATTCCTGGGGGACCCTTGCTCCCTCGACTACAGTCGAGACCTGTGGATTTCCTCCTTACTGGCTGGACCCAGACTTGAACCTGCAGAGCCCATCTTTCTCATAACTGCTGAGGAAGGTTGGCAAGCTGTCTTCTGTTGCCTGCCTCTAGGCTCTGTTGCCCTTGTTCGATGCACCCGCACTGAGCTCCTCTCCATGGACGGTGCTGTCTTCTTAGAAACTGTTCCCTGCGCCATCTCTCCCGCAAGCTCCACCTGGATTTTTCTTTTACGTAGTAAGGACCGGTCTACCATCACAGTTCCTTCTTTCAGCCATGCCTGGAACGGTGTCCGGCGCGACTTCTCAACTGTCATGCGCGAGTGCTACGACCTCTGGCAGCGACACAATCGCCACTGCAACTGCATGAACCTCTTGAGAGGACTTGAAGCCAGTCTTGGCCTGGACCTCTCTAGCAGACCCCTTCTGGTCACAAGCATCTCCAGGGGCATCCGCCAATTGGAGCTTGCCCTCTCAGAGCTCCCCCACGAGAGGACCAGAAACAGAGCCGGCGACCCAAACTACTGGATGGACCCGGCCACCCGTAGGACCACAGCTCGCGGGCTTCTGAAAAGGTGGTGCCTCCTCCGCTTATTCTACCTTCTCGCCAGAGGAGAGATGCCTGCGGACTGGCGCGAGTCCTACTCTTTCTCTTGTCACTGCCACCTGGAACACGGAAGACTTCGTCTCTGCTGGCTCTCATGCGAGGGTGAGAGTGTCCTGTATCGCACCAACGAATCTTCTGCGTCTCTTTTGAAGTCGTTTGCCAGGGTTGTGTACCCACTACTCCCCTTGTTCACACATCTTTAGAAAAAGATGCCGAGGTATCCAGCACAGGGACCCGGGCCCGGGGCGGCAAGGGTTTGATTTTGGATTGCGTAGTACGTACACATCGTCTCG